ATGGAAAGACAATTACAGGACGGGTGGGTGCGGCTGGTGAACGCGGACTCGCTGAAGTTTATCAAGACGCTGCCGGCGGCAAGTGTTGATCTGATTGCGACGGACCCGCCCTATTTCGGAGTGAAGCAGGAGGTATGGGACAACCAGTGGGAGAATGGTGTCGAGTTCCTAGCCTGGCTCGATGCCTTCTTGGTGGAGTTCCGGCGGGTACTCAAGCCAAATGGTTCTGTGTACCTGTTCTGCTCACCGCGGATGAATGCAGATGTGGAGATGCTGATCCGGGATCGCTTCCGGGTGTTGAACCATATCGTGTGGGCCAAACCGTCAGGGGTATGGAACCGGATGCGAAAGGCCGATATGCGGGCGTTCTGGCCGGCAAGCGAACGGATCATCTTCGCCGAGCAGGTAGGGGCAGAGGGGAGTGCTAAGGTAGGGTCAGGTTATGCGAAGGCATGCCATGATCTGCGCCGTCAGGTTTTTGCGCCGCTCATCGAGTATTTCCGTCACGCCCGGGAGATGGCTGGTGTCAGTGCTGCGGATATCAACCTGGTAACTGGCACCAAGATGGCCGGCCACTGGTTCGGCGCCAGCCAGTGGCAATTACCGAGCCGAGAGCAGTATTCCCAGTTGCAGGTGTTGTTTGCCGAGCGGGGCAGGGCGCTTGGGAAGGATTATGCAGGGCTGAGCGAAACCTATCAGGGGTTGCATCAGACCTATAGCCACTTGGTGGCATCCTATGATGAGTTGCGAGCGGAGTATGAGCTGTTGCGCCGACCGTTCTCTGTCACCCAGGAAGTGCCGTTCACCGATGTGTGGTTGTACCCATCGGTGCAGGCCTACCCAGGGAAACACCCATGTGAGAAGCCACTGGCCATGATGGAGCACATCATCCGGACCAGTAGTCGCCCAGGGGATGTGGTAGCAGACTTCTTTATGGGGTCTGGCTCCACGGGCAAGGCCGCTATCAAGTTGGGCCGACGCTTCCTTGGCGTGGAGCTGGAAGAACCCAGGTATCGGCAGACATGTGCTGAAATGGAAACGGCGGTAGAAAAGGGGGAGAAGGTCTAACCGCAACGGCTAGCAGGGACCAGCGGGGATGTTATTTTTCTTGCTGGGCCATAGAGTTAGCAGTAGATCATTATGCCATCTTACGATGCAGCTTTACCCTCCTGACACTATTTGCTAACTTGAATATCAACGATGGAGGACTGCACCCGAAAGGGTTCGGTCCTTTTTTATTTCCCCTTCCAAACCTCGGCCTTGCCGGGGTTTTTTCATTTCAGAGGCCCTGCGGGGTGGTGGGTATGAAGATGCCTGATAAAGACCTTGGTCTGTTGGCCTGGCTGCTGGCGTGGGCCGACACTCACTGGCCCGCCCTGTATGGCTTCACCCTGTCAGTGGTGATCTCCTGGCTGCGGGTGACTTACACCGGTGGAGCCGTTCGGCAGCGTCTGCTTGAGTCGGTACTGTGTGGTGCCATCTCGCTGTCCGTTATGTCAGGGATGGACATGATTGGCATCCCGGCCACCGCTTCAGGCTTTGTCGGCGGGTTCATCGGCTTCCTTGGCGTTGAGAAGATCCGCGATGTGGCCAGCCGCTGGCTGGATCGGAGGTTCGGCAATGGTCAGGATTGAGCGGGCATCGCCGCATTGCATCAGCGTCACGCACTACTTCGAGACCTGCAAGCTCAAGGCTTACCCGGACCCCGGCAGTAAGAATGGGGAACCCTGGACCATTGGCTGGGGCCACACCGGGCCGGAGGTAAAGCCTGGTTTGGTCTGGACGCAAGCACAGGCAGATGCGGCATTCATTGAGGATCTACGCCGCTTTGAACGTGATGTGCTGTCTCTGGTCAAGGTGCCACTGACCCAAGGCCAGTTCGATGCGCTGGTGTCATTCGCCTACAACGTCGGTTCAGACATCGATGCCGATACGCTTGCCGAAGGATTGGGTGACTCCACGCTGTTGTACAAGCTGAATGCCGGTGACCATGAAGGCGCAGCACTGGAATTCCGTAAGTGGAACAAGAATGACGGCAAGGTGATGCGCGGGTTGACCCGCCGGCGTGTGGCAGAGGAATGCCTGTTCAGGGGCATGGATGGAGCTACAGCCATCAAGAAGGGGGTGGCTGCAGCATGAACCCAGAACTATTCCGCCGCGCCATACCCTACCTGCTGACTATCGCTACCGTACTGGGCTGCCTGTGGGGAGCCTATCGCCATGGGGTCAGCGTCACCGACACCGCTTGGGAATTGAAGTGGAACGCACAGGCTAAGGAGCTGGTCGATGCCAAGGCTACCGCACTGGAGCTGGCGCGTGAGGAAGAGCGCCGTCGCCAAACCAGCATTGATGAGGTGAGACAACATGCCGAACAACAGATTGCTCGGGCTGAGGCTGACGCTGCTGCTGCCAGCGCTGTTGCTGCTGGGGTGCACGAGCAAGCCCGCCGATTGGCAGAGCGAGCAAGTCAGTGCACCAGCCATCCCGCAACTGCCCAGCCAGGCTCGACAAATGGACAGCCCGCCGTGGTGCTCGCCGAGCTGCTCAGCCGGGCTGATGCGCGAGCGGGAGAGTTGGCAGCAGCTTATGACCGAGCTCGAGCATCGGGCCTGGCCTGCGAAAGCGCCTACCTCTCCCTGAGTGCGAAGCAGTAACCGAATCGCCGCACCGGGTCACTCTCCAATCAGGCGGGTCGTCCCGCGTTTATGTGTGCCGGTGCGGCACCCATCAGGTAATCACCATGCCACTACGAGTCCCAAAGGTGTGCCGAGAGCGCACCTGTCATCAGCTGACGACAGAGCGCCACGGCTACTGCCCTGCCCACGTGCACTTGCTGGATGGATGGAAGAAGGTGGCCAAGGTCAGTGCCGATGTTCGCGGCTATGACTGGGCATGGCGCAAGCTGCGCAAGCGGATCCTGGTGAGGGATAGCTACCTGTGCCAGGTGTGCCTTGCCTTGGGCATTGTGACACCAGCGACTCAAGTCGATCACATCGCCAACAAAGCCGCTGGCGGTACCGATGATGAGCGCAACCTGCAGGCAATCTGCGACCCTTGCCATGCCAGCAAGACGCGAGCAGAGGCGCTGGCTGCACGCCGGACGGGGCTGCCGAGGGGGTAGGGGGGATCAATTCCTCCCAACCTTTCGACCTCACCACTGCTCCGCCCCGCGAAATTTTTATACCCGCGAAATTAAAAATTTAAATGGAGGGCGCGATGGCCGGTGCAGCTGCCGTGCCCGGGCGCGGCAGAAAGCCCAAGCCGACCGCACTGAAGCGCCTGGGGGGCAATGCCGGCAAGCGGGCACTGAATAAAGACGAACCCACCTTCACCCCTCTGATCGGGGTCGCCTGCCCTGAGTGGCTGGCAGAGGATCCATGGGCCCCCACGCTGTGGGATATGGTCATCAAAGAACTGTGCGCCGCCGAGGTGCTGTGCATCACCGATCTGCACAACCTGGAGGCATTCTGCGCCGCTTACTCCCGCTGGCGCAGAGCCGAGATTGAGATCACCAAGCACGGCCTGGTGGTTGAAGGGGCCACTGGTGGTCCAGTCAAGAATCCGGCCTGTACCGTCGCCAATGAATCACTCAAGCAAATGACCACATACGGGGCCATGCTCGGGCTGGACCCTTCCAGCCGCTCGCGCTTGATCAGCGGTAACAAGAAGAAGGGAGGCGGCAACCCGTTCGCTGCTTTGTAGGGATGGACCATGGCCGCACGCAAAAGCTATCCCTACGTCAACGTGGCCAATGGCTACGCCCGCGACATAGTGCGCGGCAAGATCCCTGCCTGCCGCTATGTGATCCAGGCGTGCCAGCGTCATCTCGATGATCTGGCCAAGGAGAAGTCGGCCAAGTTCCGGTTTCGTTTCGACAAGGACAAAGCCGAGCGGGCTGCCAAGTTCGTTCAGCTCATGCCCCACACAAAGGGGGAGTGGGCCTTCAAGCGCCAGACCCTGAACCTTGAGCCGTGGCAGCTGTTCATCATCTGCTGCGTGTTTGGCTGGGTGCGCAAAGGAAGCGGCCTGCGGCGCTTTCGCGAGGTTTACAACGAGATCCCCCGCAAGAACGGCAAGTCGGCGCTCTCCGCCCCGGTTGGCCTCTACTGCTTCGCGGCGGATAACGAATTCGGCGCCGAGGTCTACTCCGGCGCGACGACAGAGAAACAGGCGTGGGAGGTATTCCGCCCGGCCCGCCTGATGGCCAAGCGTACCCCGGCGCTGCTCGATCATTACGGCATCGAGGTCAACGCCAGCAACATGAACATCCCTGCTGACGGCGCCCGCTTCGAGCCGCTGATCGGCAACCCTGGTGACGGCCAGTCGCCATCCTGCGCCATCGTGGACGAATACCACGAGCACGACAGCGACGATCTCTATACCACCATGATCACCGGTATGGGGGCCCGCAAGCAGCCTCTGATGTGGATCATCACCACCGCGGGCTACAACATCGACGGGCCCTGTTACGACAAGCGGCGGGAGGTGATCGAGATGCTGGCCGGCACGGTGCCGGACGACGAGCTATTCGGGATCATCTACACCATCGACGAAGGCGATGACTGGGCAAATCCCGCGGTGCTGGCCAAGGCCAACCCCAATATGGGGATCTCGGTCTACTCAGATCACCTGCTGGCGCAGCAGGCCAAGGCGATCAAGTCGGCCCGCTTTGCCAACATCTTCAAGACCAAACACCTCAACGTCTGGGTCTCGGCCAAGACAGCGTTCTACAACATGCAGCGCTGGGCGGCTTGCGAGGACAAGAGCCTCACCCTGGAGCAGTTCGCCGGTGACGAGTGCATCCTTGGCTTTGACCTGGCACGCAAGCTCGACATGAACTCCATGGCCCGCCTGTTCTGGCGCGATATCGACGGCAAGCGCCACTACTACTCCGTGGCCCCCCGATTCTGGGTGCCGGAAGATACCGTGTTCGATAACGACAACCGGCGTTTGGCGGAGCGATACCAGAAGTGGGTCAACCTGGGTGAACTCAGTACCACCGATGGCGCGGAGATCGACTACCGAGAGATCTTCGAAGAGGCCAAAGAGGCCAACCTCGACAACAAGGTGCTGGAAACCCCCCTCGACCCGGCGGGCGCCATCGCTCTCTCACATTCACTGGCGGACGAAGGGATGACCCCCATCACTATCACCCAGAACTATCAGAACATGTCCGGCGCCATGAAGGAGCTGGAGGCGGCCATCACGGCAGGCCGCTTCCACCACGACGGCAACAGCTTGATGACCTGGTGCATTGGCAACGTGATCGGCAAGTATCTGCCCGGTAACGATGACATGGTGCGCCCGGTCAAGGAGAGCGCCGATCAGAAGATAGACGGTGCAGTCGCGCTGATGATGGCCATCGGTCGGGCCATGGTGCCGGGCCGTGAAGATGAGCGCTCCATCTACGAAACCTCGGACGTTTTATGCTGAAACAACTTTCAATTTTCATCGTGGGTCTGCTGGGGGCTGCGGCACTGGCCTATGGCGCCAGTCTCTACTCACCGCCCCTTGGCTGGGTCGTCGGTGGCCTGCTCTGCCTCGCCTGGTCATTTCTGATGAGCCGGGCAGTGGCGGCCGCCGAGTTTGCCAAACGCAACAAGGGGGATAGCTGATGTTCCTGCCAATGATGTTCGGCAGCGGGCGCAAGGGCGGCAACTTCAGTCAGTGGATCAGCAGCATGGCCGGGAAGACGACCAAGGCTGGGGTGCTGGTGACGCCGGAGACTGCCTTGGCACAAGGCGTCGTGCGTGCCTGTGTCACCCTGCTGGCGGAGTCGGTGGCCCAGCTCCCTTGCGAGCTCTACCGCCGTGACGATGACAAGCGGCTTCGTGCCACCGACCACCCCCTTTACGACCTGATCCACAACCAGCCGAACCAGAAAGACACGGCGTTCGAGTATAACGAACAACGCATGGGCCACCTGGGCCTGCGGGGTAACAGCTACAGCCTGATCGACCGGGATGGGCGGGGTTTCATCACCGAACTCATTCCCATCAACCCGGACAAGGTAGCTGTGCTTAAGGGGCCGGATGGGTTGCCCTACTACCAGTTGTTGGATGGCAGCAACCAGATCCTGCCGATGCGGATGGTGCACCACGTCAAGGCGTTCAGTCTTGACGGCTACCTGGGATTGTCACCAATCCAGACCAACCCGGACACCATCGGACTTGCGATGGCGGTGGATGAGCATGCGGGACGGGTGTTTGCCAACGGCACCACGCTCTCCGGAGTCATCGAGAGCCCGAAGGATGGCGCCAAGTTCGACTCACAGGCCAAGGTGGATGCGTTCCTCGGCAAGTTTGTAGAGCGCCACTCTGGTCTGCGCAACGCCTTCTCGGTCGCATTACTGCAGGAGGGAATGCAGTACAAGCAGCTCGCCATGAATAACGAGCAGGCGCAGCTGCTGGAGTCCCGCAAGTATGGCGCCAACGAGATCTGCCGGCTCTACAAGGTGCCGCCGCACATGATCGGCGAACTGGAGCGGGCGACGAACAACAACATCGAGCACCAGGGGCTGCAGTTTGTCATCTACACCCTGCTGGCATGGGTCAAGCGGATCGAAGGCGCCATGATGCGCGACCTGCTGTTGCCAGCGGAGCGAAAGAACCTCTACATCGAGTTCAACGTCTCCGGATTGCTGCGGGCAGATCAGAAGTCCCGCTACGAGGCGTATGCCCTCGGCCGCCAATGGGGCTGGCTCAGCGTCAACGATATCCGCCGGTTGGAGAACCTGCCGCCGGTAGCAGGTGGAGATATCTACCTGACCCCGCTCAACATGGTGAGCACCGGTTCCCTCCCGCCAGGCATTACCAAAGCCAGTGCCGAACAACTCAACGAGATCGAGGCCATCCTATGCCGAAGCTGATCAATTACCCCCATCTGGCCAGCATGGCGTTTGGCCAACCCCTCTATGCCACCCAAGATGTTCTGGCCGGGGTGAAGAGCCTGCTGCTGCCACGGATGCTGGGCAACCAGCGAGACATCATGGCCGCCGACGAGTTGCCGGACGGGTTAGAGCCTGCGCCGCTGGAGGCCAGGGGCGAGTTCAAGAACCGCATCGGCGGGTTGGCTGTGATCCCAGTGCACGGCATCCTGATGGCGCGGCGTGGTCACATCGATGCCACCTGCACCGAGCTGACCAGTTACGAGTGGGTGAGGATGCAGATCGCCACTGCGCTGACCGACGAGCGGGTCAAGGAGATCGTGCTCGACATCAACTCCGGCGGCGGCATGGCGGTGGGCTGCAAGGAGCTGGCGGAGTACATCTATTCCAAGCGCAGCGTCAAACCGATCACAGCCCTGGTCAACTTCGCCGCCTACTCGGCTGCCTACTTCATCGCGGCCGCTTGCACCAGGGTGGTGGTGAGCGAGACCGGCGGCTGCGGCTCGGTGGGCGTCATCATGGAGCACATGGAGGTGAGCAAGTGGGAGCAGGAGGTGGGTCTCACCTTCACCACCTTCTACCGCGGCGAGCGCAAGAAAGACGGCACTCCACACGAGCCCCTTTCCGAGGGGGCGATGGCCGCCATCGATCACCGGATGGATCAGGCCTACGAGCTGTTCGTGAGCTCCGTCGCCCGCTATCGCGACCTGCCGGTAGAGGAAGTGAAGGCCACCGAGGCAGCCCTCTTCAGCGGCAGTGAAGCCGTGGCCAATGGCCTGGCCGACGAGCTGGCCAATCCCCAGGATTATCTCAACGCCCTCGCCGCCAGCGTGGCCAACCAGGGTAAGCCCCAGCAGACCATCGGCCTGCGGGCCAAAGCCATCGAATTGCAGAACCAGCTCTAGCCCTGCGGCGGAGCCCATCCCAATAAGCCCCATCAGGGGCTTTTTTTATACCCAAAGGAAACCACTCGATGAAAACTATCGAAACCCTCCGCCGCGAGCGTGGCGAAATCGTCGCCCAGATCACCGCCCTGGCTGACATTGAGAAACAGGGCGGGGCTCTGAGTGCCGAGCAGTTGGCCGAGTTCACTTCGCTCGAGAGCAAAGTCGCGGAAATCAGTGCCCAGATCACCCGCATGGAAACTGCAGAGCGGCTGGCTGCTCAGCAGGCAGTACCGGTTGTGGCTTCTGGCGCGATGACTGGCTCCCCTGCTGTTCATGTGAAACAAGAGCTCAAGCAGTACCCCGGTGCCGGCATGGCTCGCCTCGCCATGGCCGTTGCTGCCGGTCAGGGGGACATGAAGCTGGCAGAGCAGTTTGCCGCCAAAGAGATCGGAGACGCCGGGATCGCCATGGTGATCAGCACGGCTGCCGGCTCCGGTGGTGCGCTCATCCCCGAAAACCTGCACTCCGAGGTGATCGAGCTGCTGCGCCCGAGAACCATCGTGCGCAAACTCGGGGCTCGTCCGGTACCACTCCCCAACGGTAACCTGAGCATGCCGCGCATGTCCGGCGGGGCCACCTCCAGCTACGTGGGGGAAGGCGTTGATGCCAAGGCCACCGGTGGCAGCTTCGATGATGTGAAGCTGGCGGCCAAGACCATGATCACCCTGGTGCCGATGAGCAACCAGCTGATCGGGAGCGCCGGGTACAACGTTGAACAGCTGGTGCTGGGTGACATGCTCGCCGCCATGGGCGGTCGTGAAGACAAGGCGTTCCTGCGCGATGACGGCAGCAACAATACCCCGGTCGGCTTCAAGAAAGTGGCCACCGACGCGGGTCGCACTGTCGCCTGGACCGGCACGGCGGACCTGGCCACTATCGATGCCTACCTCGACTCGCTCATCCTGAAGCTGATGAGCTCCGACTCCCTGATGATCAACCCGGGTTGGGGCATGAGCCCGCGCTCCTGGATGAAGCTGTTTGGCCTGCGCGATGGCAACGGCAACAAGGTCTATCCGGAGATGGCCCAAGGCCTGCTGAAGGGCTACCCGGTCGCCCATACCAACACCATTCCGGTGAATCTGGGGGTCGGCACCAACCAGACCGAGATCTACTTCGCGGACTGGAACGACGTGGTGATCGGCGAGCAGGACAACATGACCATCGACTTCAGCCGCGAGGCCACCTATGTGGATGCCGCCGGCGAGCTGGTCAGCTCCTTCGCCCGCAACCAGTCCCTGATCCGTCTGGTCGGTAACCACGATGTGGGCTTCCGTCACGTAGAAGGGCTGGTGCTGGGCACCGAAGTGACCTGGTAATCCAGGGCAGGGGGCTACTGCGTGGCCCCTTCCATTTCATTATCCAGACCGTTCAGGAGAGCCATCATGGCCAAACCCGTAAAGGCGGACGAGTCCGCCCTGACCATTATCAAGGTCATCCGCCCCTTCAAGAACTACAGCCCCGGCGACATCACCGGTTTTGACGATGCCAGGGCGCAGGCCCTGATCGACGGCGGCGTAGCCGTGCTCTATTCCCCAACCGAAGGTGGCGAGTCGGTTGAAGGTAAGGAGTAAACATGTTGCTGATCACCGTGGTAGAGGCCAAGGCACAGTGCCGAATCGAACCGGAGATGACCGACGAAGATGCGTTGCTGGCCGGTTTGATTGAAGCGGCGATCAGCCACATCCAGTCCGACATCAACAAGCCGCTGGTGGCAGCAGGGGAGGAGGGGCAGCCTCTCACCCCTGCGCTCAAGCTGGCGGCCCTGCTGCTGATCGGCCACTGGTATACCAACCGGGAGGCCGTGGTGACAGGCACCATCGCCACGACTCTGCCGCTGGCGTATGACTCGCTGATCCACCCCTATCGTGACATCGTGGTGGGCTAGGAGGACGCATGCTTAAAAGTGGCGAACTCGACACCCGGCTGACGCGCTTTGGCGCCGCAACCGGCACGCCCCCGGAATGGCCGCTGCTTGGCAAACTGTGGGCGAAGATCATTGACCCGAAGGCGGCAGGGCGCGAGGCACAGGGCAGCATCTATGCAACCGGATCGACCCTGATCACGGTGCGAGCACGGGGCGATATCCTGCCCGGGCAGTTGCTGAAGGGGAATGCCTGCTGGTACTTGATCGAAGATACCGCCATCGAGCCTGGCGCCTTGCAGATCTCGGCCCGCAAACTCTCCGGCGAGCCCGCCACCTACACCCCGAAGCAGGGGGAGCCTTATCCGGTCACCGCCTTCTTGGCGGCTGAGAACGTGATGGTGGGGGCCCGCAGCGAACCGCGACACCAGATAGACCTGATCCTGCCTGAACTCGTCCCCCCCTTTGCACGCCAGGGTGACCAGATCACCTTGCGGGGACGGCAATACCGTATCGATGGGCTGATAGAGGGCAGTGACAACGGCACCACGCTCCGGATGATGGTGGTCTGATGCCGGGCGGGCTAAGCCGAAAGCGCAGGGCCAGGGCGATCAACGTCACTGGCCTGAGCGAGAGCGTCGATGCATTCAAGGCGCTTCCTGCCACGATCCGCAAGCAGCTGGTGGCCGCAGTCAATGACGTGGCCACCGCCACTCGGAGTGACATGGTCAACCGGATTGCCGCCGATGGATTCAACACCGCCTCGGTGAGGGCGAGGATCCGACTCGACAAGGCGACCGCGACCAGCGACGTCGCCACCATCAGCCTGGACCTGAAGAAGATCCCGTTCAGCCGAGTCAAGTTTGCCAGTCAGCGCACCGATGGCACCGGCACCCGGGCCAGCGTCTGGGTGCTGCGGGGCGGCAAGCGCGTGCAGGTCTACGGCTTTATCAACCCCTACGGCAAGAAACGTCGACCGATGATCCGTTATGCGAAAGCCGGCAAGCCGCGACTGGTGATGGCGGGCGGTGTGGGCCTGCGGGGTTGGTGGAACGACATCATCACCGAGCAGTTCCTCGATGAGCTGCAAGCCAACCTTGCCAGCACCTTCACCAGGAGAGTGACATGACCGAAGCGACCGTCATCATCGATGCGCTGCTGGCCAAATTGCGCAGCGTGCCTTCACTGTCGCCAGAAGACAGGGTATGCGACAGCGACCCGCAGATCGACCAGCACACCCCGCTGCCGCTGGCCCATTTTCGGGAACTGACCGAGGGCAAACCGGAGCGGCGGGGGCGGGAGTGGAAGCGCACCCGCAACATTCAGGTGGATCTCTACCAGTCGGTGAGTGCCGGACGTGCCGGGCGTGACCAGCTGCTGTCAGAGGTGCTGGCGGCGCTGGTGCCCTCGACGGCGGGGATCCCCCTGCCGGGTACGACGCTGCTCGCTATCTCGGTGGGCACCATTAATCTGGAACCCGAAGAAATCGGCAGCGACACCTTGCTGACCTCCATCCAATTCAGCCTCACCTATACCGCCAGCCTCTAGGTTGGCACCACCATCTGGATACCATAGGAGCATCCAAGCATGTCATTTACCGACAAAGGCCTGCTGCTGGCCGGTGATGTCTACATCGCCGAAATCACCAATGGCGTGAAAGGGCCCCTGATTGGCCCCATCAACGTCAACGAGATCACCGTCACCCCGCCGACCACCGAGGAAAAGTCGCGCATCTCCAAGAAGCGCAGCACCTTCGGCCAGGCGCTGGACTCGGTTCAACTGCCGAAGGACCCGGCCAAGCTCTCCCTGAAGTGGGACTCCATGACCAAGCAGCTGCTGGCCGATGCTATCGCCGGCAAGCAGGTGGCCTTCACCCAGGCCGAGGCTCCGGTGGTGGATGAACCGGTGACCCTCAGTAAAGAGGGATGGGTCGAGTTGGGCAATGCCTACATCAAGCCCGGTACCATCGTCGTGAAACTCGCCAGCGGCAGCACCACGCTGGTGCTCGACACCGATTACAAGGTGAATGGCAACATGGTGATGGCGCTGAACGACACGGCGGCTGTCGCTTGCAAGGTGAGCTACACCAAGGCGGCCGTGACCGGCACCACCTACACCGGCACCACCGAGACCCTCAAGCCGCGCTACTTCCTGATCGACGGCGAGAACCTGGCCAACCCCGGCCAGCGGGTGCGCGTCACCATCGACCAGGCCATGCTGGCCGCCCAGGGCGCACTGGCGCTGATGAGTGGCGAGTTTATGGAAGGGGAGCTGGAAGGCTCGCTGGTCACCCAGCCCGGCAAGTCCGAGCCGTATCGGATGGAGATTTTGAACTAGTGGGGAATGGGGGAGGAGTTCTCCCCCATAGAAAAAGCATGGTTATGGGCAGTAAGACCTGGTACAGACCTCAACCCCACCAGTTGCACCGAATCCAGAAAATAACTCTCCAAGTAGGATTACTACCGCTACGGCAAAAGCACTATAGCCGGCTGAAGTGGCTAGTACGTCCATCAGGAAAACCTGTGGCGTTAATCCATCTTTCTCTTTAATCGCCAGATACTTGACGCTGGAAATGAACAAGAACAGTAGGGCAAAGGACACTGCGGGATATGAGTTAACTAAAAACAGTAATGCGATGGGAATGAGGAAGACCCATGCTCCAGTAGCAATGATGGCGAGAAGAGCTCCGATTACGAAAAATCCTCCTATTGCGATCAGCAATAACTCGAACACATCCATACCTTCCCCTGAAGAATAACCCGGTCAGTAAATTGCACTTTTCAATATAGGTTTTTTTGGTACCCGCTTCGGCGGGTTTTTTCATTTCTGAGGATTTCTATGGCCAGCAATGACACCGATATCCAGCTGCGGATCCGTGCCGCCGTTGAGGGGCTGGCCGAGATCAGCAAGCTCATCACCGAGGTGGATACCCTGGGTGGGGAGACCGAGTCGAGCAGCGAGCAGGTCGGCTCCCTGGGGGATGAGTTGCAGCGCCTCGGTGAGCAGAACGCCACTCTGACCCAGTTCGCCAACCTCAAGCGCAGCACCGCCGATCTGGGTGAGGGGCTGGAGGCTGCCCGCACCAGGGCCACCGGCATGGGCAAAGCACTGGCGGATGCCAAGAAAGAGCTGACGGCGTCCAATGCTGCCTACAGCACCAGTCGGCAGGAGACCGAGCGGCTGGCGAGCGCTCATGCGGAAGCCAAGGCCAAGGTGGATCTGCTGCGCCAGGCCAACAGTGAGGCGACCAGCGTCACCAAGGAGCAGCGCCAGGCGCTCAAGGATGCGCGGGATCAGGTTCGTCTGCTGGGGGACCAGTACAAAGAGAGCGCGGGGCAAACCAATGCCCTCAAGAACGGACTGGATGCCAGCGAGAAGGCGCTGCGTCAGCAGGCCCGGGAGTTCAACGCTGCTCGCCGGGAAGTGCAATCCCTTGATAGCCAATATCAACGGCAGAACAGCACGCTCAATGGGCTGCGCCGCGCCCTGACCGAGGCTGGGGTCGACACCCGCAAGCTGGCCAGCGAGCAGAAGCGGATTGAAACGGCCAGCCAACAGGCCGGAACCCAGGTGGCTTATCTGAAGAGCCAGCTTGCTGGGCAGGCCACGCAATTGCGCTCGTCTGCCGCCGGGATGGAGGCATACAGCAAGAAGGCCAAGCAGGCCGAGCAGAACACTGACAGCCTGCACCAAAGCGTGCAGAGCGGGAGTGGGAGTTGGCGGGACTTTATCGGCCGCATCACTGGTGCGGCAGCGGCCTACCTCAGCTTTGATCAGCTGATTGCCCGCACCACCGGCATGATCCGCACCGCCGATGAGATGGAGCGGCTGAGCGTTTCGCTCAAGAGCGTGGAGGGGAGCGCCGCCGGCGGTGAAAAGGCACTGGCCTGGTTGCGGGAGTTCAATGAGAAGACCCCGTTCCAGCTCAACGAGATCACGACTGCTTTCATCAAGGCGAAGAACTTCGGGCTGGATCCCTATAACGGGGTGCTGCAGGCCGCCGCCGATTACACCGCCAAGACGGCCGGCACGTATCAGGATCTGGAAGGGGTCATCACCGCCCTCGGCCAGGCCTATACCAAGGGCAAGCTGCAAGCCGAGGAGATGAACCAGCTCAACGAACGCTCGGTACCGGCAGCTCAGCTTCTGGCGAAAGCCATGGGCAAGACCACTGACGAGATCATCGCCATGGCCTCGGCAGGCAAGCTGGGCCGAAATGAGATCGAGCTGTTGATCAAGGCGATGGGACAGGATGCGGCGGGTGCCTCTGAGGCCATGTCAAAGACCTTCAGCGGGATCTGGTCGAACTTTCTTGAGGAGCTGAATCGGGTCGAACTGGCCGTGGCAGATGCGGGCATTTTTGACTTCATCAAAGGTGAGTTGCAGAGCGTCACCAGCCAGATCAAAGCGGCCGCCGCCGACGGTAGCCTGGCCGCCTGGGCCCGCCAAGTATCGGATGGCCTGAAGGTGGCCGTGGTAGGCCTGCGCGAATTTGTGGAGGGACTGGTTGAGTGGCGCGGTGCGATTGCGCTGGCGGTTAAAGCCTGGGCAACCATGAAGGTGGTGCAGTGGAGCACCGATCTGCTCAAGTTCGCCGACATTCTGAAAACCCGCGTGACCCCGGATACCAAGAAAGCGGGCGAGTCCATGGAGGAGATGGCCAAGAAGGGGAACAAGGCCGGCGGCATGCTCAGCCGGATCGGGCTTGGCACTGCTGCCGCCTATGCTGCCCTGGCCACGTTGGCCTACGAGGGTGGCAAGGGGTTGGCCAAACTGGCCGAAGACGCCGGGGTCTGGGCGGCCAGGATGGGCGAGGCTGGGGAGGTTGAGCAGCGAGTAGCCGAGCAGTCTCGCGCCTTCTTCGCCCAACTGCAGCGCCAGGGCATGACCACCATGGCGCAGTTCGATGAGTTCAAGAATGTGCAGATCCTCACTGCACAGGAAGTTGCCAAGCTGTCAGCAACCGAACGGGCTGCCTACGAGCAGCGGCTCAAGGGTCATCGAGAGTACCTGACGGGCCAGTTGCAGGTGCAAAAGGCGCTTGAAGCCTCCGGGCTCAAAGCCGAGGCCATGCAGTACCAGGCCGATGCTGCGCTGGCCAGCATGCGCCAGGGGTTTGCCAATCTGGCCGCAGCAGCAGATATGTCCGCTCAGGTGATGGAAGCCAAAAGCCGTCCTGCGGTACTGAACCTGATCAGCAGTTTTGACCAGCTCAAGGCCAAAGGCGGGGAGACGGCAACCACGATAAACACCCTGTTCAGCAATCTGCAGATTGGCGATCCGACCTCATTGCAAAACCTTGGGCTGGCGTTCGAGACGCTCAAGGAGCAGGGCAAAGTCACCCAGACCGAAATTGATGCGGGGTTGCGCAAGAGTCTGCAGGACATGAGCCTGCAGGATCTCGAGGTGTTGAAGGTCCAGTCAATGGCAGCTTTTGACACCATGAAAAATGGTGCCATCAGCACAGCCCAGATCACGGAGTCGGTACTGTCTGAAAAGCTGCGCCGCCTGGGTGTGGATTATCAAGCACTCCATACCGGCATTGATGCCGTGGGCCGCCAGACCATCGACACCTTCCGTGCTGTTGCTACCGATGTGAATGCCACCTCGCAGGATATTGCCGCCGCCATGAAGGCGGCCGTCAACAAGGCAGACACGGCGCAAGAGCTGGAGGAGCTGAGAAAGGTCTGGTTATCGGTAGGGCAGGCGGGAAAGGTCTCTGCACAGGAGCAAGGACGCGGGCTTACCTATCTGGATGATCATATCCGCCAAACCAAAGCGAAAGCAGCAGAGATTGGTGATGGCTTCAACACCGCGGCAGACAAGTCGAAGAGTGCGACCGACACCATGAGGGAAAACCTCAAAGGGGTGCAGGACGAGGCCAAAAAGACCAAAGCCGATGTGGAAGACGCCATCAGCAGTACGAGTGGTGGCAGCTCTGCCTTGTCGGGTACAGGGCGAGGGGATGTCACGCGTACCGTTGGCGCTGGCTCTTTCTTCTACAAGACGGTGGATATCAACCAGCTCCGCGGCAACGCCGATGCCCTGGCCAACACGCTCGCGGGCGTGGAAGAGGAGCTGGCTCGCTACAGCAAGAAGGTCAGGGACATCCCCGCCTACAGCGAGTGGAGCAAATACTACGGCGAGAAGTTCCAGAAGGAGATGGAGGCCATGCGTGCGCAGCTCCAGAGCGAGCTGAACAAGGCACAGCAGAAGGAAGTTGCAAAGAGTCCGCCAGCAGCAAGCCAACCTGTAGTTTCCCAGCAGGCGTATCAGCCGACCCCACAAGCCCAGCAAGCAGAGAAACAGGTCACCATTATCCTGCAACTCCCCGGTGCCCCGGAGGCAAAGCTTCGGGCAGATGAGAAGGGTCTGAACAACCTGCTCAACATCCTGGAACAGGCGGGGTTGAACAAAACATGATCCAGCTAAATGGCATTGATTTGCCTGATGATATGTCATGGCCAAACGAACTTGCGCACACCCCGGTGGTGCAAAGCCTTGAACATGCAGTCACCGGGGATCCGGTGCTGCAATTCGGTATTCAAAAAGGGGGGCGAGCCATCCATCTGGTCTCTGACGGTGCATGGCTCAGCAGAGAGCAACTTGACGCTCTGCGAGCCACTCTAACCGACCCACCTCCACTGCTGCTTAACCTGGCGAACACCGTGTTCAAGGTCACCTGGGATCACCCTACTACCCCTATTGAAGCCACCCCCATCAGCCCCGAGGCGGAGCCTTGGCTGAATCCGGATGCTCAATACGAAGTCACGCTACGGTTCATCACATTGGAGTAACCCATGCCCATCACTGCAAAAGATATTGTCATCTACGAGTCGGCCAGGCTGACGGATGAAGACAACGGCGGTGGGTTGCCGACCGGCCGCCTGGTGATCGATGGGCAGGTCAACAACCTGTTCCCCGACACCAGCCGCCTCGACCGCACCCAGGGCCGGGTCAACATCCGCAAGATCTTTGGCGGGGTGGCGGTGGATACCCAGGAGGTGTACCTGGGCTCCCACTTCATGGTAAGCAAGGACGCCGCCGACAGCCACGTCAACATGATCGCCTTTGCGGGCACTCCGACCGACACCCGGGTCGAGGTCAAGAACGCCATCGAGAGCTACCTGGTGCCCGGCATCAGCGCCCGCATGTACCTGCTCGGCGACCAGTACAAGGGGCAGCGGATGCTCCTCGCGTTTCAGGAAGTCTCCGCCCCCGAGCCGGAACTGGGCGGTACCCTGCTGCTGCGGGGCGTAGACCCTGACACCAAGGCTGCCTATGAGCAGTACATCAAGATCGCTGAATACGAGGCCCACGAGCAGACCTTCACCTATGAACACGGTGGTGAGTTCAAGACGCTGGTACGGCGGGTCTGCACCCTCAAGATCACGGCCAGGCTCGCCTTTACCTTCTATGGCGGCACCCCGTATCCGACCGGCTCTACCACCTCGAACGGCAACCAGGTGGCCGATATCCTTACCACCACGGTAGCGGATGCGGCCCGCTATTACGGGGTCACTGCATTGGCGCGGCCAGCCCAGCCTGGGGATCTGCAGGTGCGGGTCAACTCGGTCTACAAGCCGATCGTGCCGAGCGCCTATGGCGAGAACCTGCTGACCAACCGCTCTGCCGCCACCGATCTGGCGATCATGCAGCCCTCGGGCAATGCCGTGACTCGCCCCCTCCAGTTTGCTCTGGTGGCGGGCAGCCAGACCCGCAGCTATCTGGAGCGGGTGCCCACGCGCGGCTCCCTGCAACTCACGATCGATGGGGGCGTGTTCAAGGACAATGGCAGCGGGGAGTTGAAGTTCCAAAGTGGCAACAACAACTTCAGCAAGCTGACCGTGAACTTCGAGACCGGTCAGGTCGATGCCTGGCGCAATGCGGGCAGCTTTACCGGCTCGGCCACCGCCAGCTACACCCCGGCGGTGCGGATCCTGGGCAACCTCATCAGCGTGAGCCGGGAGGTGAGCATCGCCAGCAGGACATTTAACTGGACGTTCGACTTCTCCGCCGCCATCCCCATGCCTGGCACATTGCGGGTTTTGTACCGGGCGCTGGGCAAGTGGCAGCAGCTTGAAGACAACGGCAGCGGCCAGTTGGTGGGGCAGGGCTCTGGTACCCAGAACTTCGTGACCGGCTCCCTGGCCGTCACCACTGCCGCCCTGCCGGATGCCGAGAGCGAGATCATCGTGCAGTACCAGCCCGCCCAGGGGATAGCGGTGGAGTTGCTGCTCGGCAGCAAGACGGTCGGCAAGCACCAGCGACTGGAGTTGCCGGATGGCATCCTGCCGGGTTCGTTGCAGGTCAGCTGGGTCAACGGCAGTACCGGATACAGCCTCACGAGCAACGACCAGGGGGAACTGTCCGGCAGCGGTAGCGGCACCGTGAGCGAGGTGGACGGGCTGATCGAGTTCACCCCGAGTGTGCTGCCCAGCGACGGGCTCTACTCCCTGACCTACACCCCGGATACTCGCCTGCTGGGGGAGGTGGTGATCCCGGGGGCGGGCAATCAGAGCGCGAGCGGGTCGGTGGGGCAGGCGTTCAAGCCGCGCAGCTTCCTGCTGCGCTATGCGGTGCGCCGCTTCAATCACGCGGGGCGTTTCCATGCCCAGGGGGATGGCTATTACACCACCCAGGTGATCGATATTCGCGATGACGGGGCGGGCAACCTGCTGCGGGACGGGGCTGTGGTGGGGACGATCGACAACGTGACCGGGGCGTTTTCGTTCAGCTGGTCACAGAGTTACAGCTACCAGTATTACATCACAGAGCAGGGGTATCAGACCGTCAACCTGCAGGAGGAGATGGTGGGCCCAGGTAGCTGGCAGGCGCTGGAGATGGGCCCAGGTACCGCCCCCATCACAAGCCAAGTCAATGCGCCAGAGCTCGATTTCCTGCTGGGCAAGCCCAACATTCTTACCGGTTCGCTCTGGTTTACCGATGGCAGCACCCACTACATCGAGCGGGATGGCATCCTCTGGAAGAACCCGGACTCCCGCACCGGGGCCGGGAGCCGGGTTGGCCGGGTGGATCTGGGGATCGGGCGGGTGGTGCTCTCCGATCTCAACGGCTTCACCGGCAACCTCACGCTGCTCTCCTGCGCCCGGGTGGTGACGGCGGCGTTTGCCAATGCGCTGACCTTCCGCACCCCCGGCAGCCCGCTCAAGCAGGCCAACTTCCAGCTGATCGCGGTGGCCTTTGACGGCTCCCTGGTGAATGCCAGCGCCGATGCCCAGGGGGACCTGGTGGGCGAGGGGGTGACGGGGACGGTCAACACCAACACCGGGGTGGTGAAAGCGAGCTTTGCCAAGCCGATCCTGGCGAGCTCGGCCCGCTACAACACCGTGTTGCTCACCGCCTTGCCGCTGGATGCCGCTCGTATCGGGCTGGATCCGGTGCGCCTGCCCGCCGATGGCAAGGTACCCATCTACCAGGATGGCGACACCCTGGTGCTCTCCCACACTGCCTCCCAAGGGGTGGGGGAGCCCGCCGGTGGCGCCGTGCTCGACGCCGGTCGCGACTATGTGGCTGACCTCTACCTGGTGGGGGCCAATGGCAAGCGCCTCGCGCCCTCCCAGTACACCGAGGATCGGGACAGCGGTCTGCTGACCCTGAACGCAGGCTACAGCCTGGTGGATGACACCGGTGCGGCGGTGACTGCGCCGCTCACCTTCGTCAACCGCATCGAGCACATGAGCCTGGTGCTGGATGTGCAGATCTCTGGCGACCTGACCCTGGCCGACCCACTGGTACACGACTATCCGGCCGGGGAAACCATGGTCAGCTCCTGCCTGCAGTTTGGCGACCGCTTTGCCAGCTGGGCCAACAACTTCGTCCAGCAGAGCTGGAACAGCGCCAGCCCGAACTGGGGCAGTGCGCCGGTGGGCGGGGCCATCAGCGCGAACTACAACTGGGCGGATCACCCGCTGCAGGTAACCGACCGGGGCGCGGTAGATGAGCAGTGGGCGCTGGTGTTCACCGGCACCTCTACTTACAACGTCATCGGCAAGACGCGGGGGTTGATCGCCTCTGGCAACCTGACCACGGACCTGGCCCCCCTCAACCCCAACACCGGCACGCCTTTCTTTGTGCTGGAGGCGGCGGGTTTCTCCAGCGGTTGGGCCAACAACAACGTGGTGCGCTTCGATACCAGCTCGGCGCTGGCCCCCATCTGGTTGCTGCGCTGCATCAGCGTCGGCCGTGCCACCCACCCGGACGACCGCTTCGAGGTCTTCCAGCGCGGCGATGCCGATTAAGCGGCCGCCGGCCATGAGCAACGACGAGGAGCCGCGCCATGCAGCGACTATCAGGCAGTGTCAATGACCAGGGCGTGCTGCTGGCCGATGCCGTGGTGCTGGCCTTGCCGCGCTTTGCCGGGGTGATCCCCGGCTCCTCCCCGCCCAGGGTGGGGCGCTGGGTGCTGGCCCACACCACGACAAACTCGTCGGGGGCATGGCAGCTCGATTGCGACTATTCAGGCCCGGTCATCGTGATGTGCTGGGATACCACAGGACGACAATTGGCCCCCATGGTGCTGGGGCCGGTGGAGGCATAGATGGCGATAAGTGACTATTTAAAGGGTTCCGGGTCAAGCACCGATCCCTACGTTATCCACAGTATCGCGGCCGCAGTGCAGTTTTTCAGTGTCGATATATTCAGAGCCGGGGTGTTTGCGTCGCTGGTTACCGACCTTGATCTGTCGGCCTTCACCTTCAGCCAAGTATCCTCTGCGCTCGCGACGTTAAACGGTAATGGGTATGCCATCGACAACCTCAAGCATCTCTATGGCAACACCCACGCAGTGACCTTTAACCAGCTCACCCTGCGCAACTTTTATTGGGGCCACGTTAATGGCAACTATTTTGGTAGTTCAGCCTTTAATGATGTTGCCTTTATCGATGGTCGATTAGGGCACACCTCTGGCACGTCAACCTATACGCGCTGCACCATGAGCGGAGTGAACTGGTACAAAACCGGTACCGGCTTGACCGGCGTCTCTAGCGTGGTGCTGCCCACATCTGTCACTTGTCCCTCTGCATTTACTGACCTGCGTAGCGTAGCGGATCCCTATAATCCGGATCGCTATTCAAGCTATGATCCCGCCCGATGGACCCTTGATGGTGCTAGCCCGCCCCGACTGCTCAGGCAGGATGTCAGTCACTTGCGGCAGGGGTATTTGGTCAAGGGCCAGGTAAAGACTGGCGGCAGCCCCAAGCCGCGTTTCGTGCGAGCCTTGAGCGTGGCTGACTTTGCCCGCATCAATGACACAATGGCCGCTGCTGACGGCTCGTTTAGCCTGCCCTGTGGTTTTTATAGCGATGCGGTCATGGTCGCCACCTATGAGCCCTATGGTGCCCCCCTGGTCGCCAGCAAGGCGTATGTGCTGGGCGACATCATTCATCCGGCTACCCCCAACGGTTTTCGCTACCTCTGCACCACGGCGGGCAACAGCGGCACCAGTTTGCCCCCGGAACCCTGGTCAACCTCATCCTCCCTGACCGTCGGGGCTGCCCTCTTCACACCAGACCCTGTTTTCCAACCCCAGTTGCATGGTCCCATCAAACCTGTGCTGTGCGACCTCATTACCGGCCTGCCGGTATAAGGAGCGGTAATGGCGACACCATACCAGCTGACCGTACCTGGCCTGACTGTCAACTTTGATGCGCTGGCCTCCTATGTTGTGCCTGCGTGGGATCAGCTTGCCTTCGATGTACCCGACTGGCTGGAGCGTACCATCACCGGCCGGGTGGCCGGGGTGGTCACGGTGCGCAATATCGGCCGCGCCCGCGAGGTGCTGGTGTTGAGCGCAGAGCCGGCCGATGGTCAGTACCAGGTGCTGGCCGAGGTGACCAGCGGCGGCGATGGAGCCTTCGCCGCCGAGTGGCTGACCTACCAGGGCAAGGTGCTGGTGGTGGGGCTCTCGCAGTATGGAGAAACCTGGCAGGCCGAGCGCATCTATCAACTGTGA